AAACATTACGGATGCTTCCAGCTTCTACCGCACGGAAGTGGTCAGCCCCATTCTTTCCTACGAAGACATCACGAAGCTGCAGGAGCTGGTGCGGACGCTCCGCAAGGCCGGGGCCTTTGCCAACAAGTCCTGCGGCATCCACATCCATGTCGGGGCCGAACGGTTCACGGCAAAGACCCTGCGGAACCTGGTGAACATCATGGCGAGCAAGGAAGACATGATTTACCGCGCCCTCCAGATCAATCCTTCGCGGGAAAGCCGGTACTGCCGGAAGACAAACACGACCTTCCTGAAGGACATCAATCGGAGAAAGCCGGATACGCTGGAAGGCATCGCCGACCTCTGGTATCAGGAAGCACCTTACGGACGGAACCATCATTACAACAGCACCCGCTACCACGGGCTGAACCTGCATGCCACCTTCACCAAAGGGACCGTCGAGTTCCGGCTTTTTAACGGGACGCTCCACTCCGGGGAAATCAAGGCATACATCCAGTTCTGCCTAGCCGTCGCCCATCAGGCCCTCACGCAGAAGAAGGCCTCGGCCCGGAAGACTGAAACGGATAATGAGAAATACGCTTTCCGGTGCTGGATGCTCCGTCTCGGGCTCATCGGCGACGAATTCAAGACCTGCCGGCTCCACTTCCTCAAACACCTCACAGGCAATTCCGCATGGCGCAATGCCGCCGCTTGAAGGGGATAGCCTTCCGGGCAGCTTCGGCTGCCCTTGGGGTGGTAGAAGGGCATTCCCTTCAGAAAGGATGAGAGCGATGAAACAAAGAATCTACATTGCCTACGGCAGCAACATGAGTAAAATACAGATGGCAAGACGGTGTCCTGATGCCGTTCTTGCGGGAACGGGCCGGATCCGGGGATATGAACTTCTCTTCAAAGGTTCCCTGACAGGATGTTACGCCACTATCGAGAAAAAGGCAGATGCCTTCGTGCCGGTTGTTTTCTGGCGCATTTCTTCGGCGGATGAACGGCGGCTCGATGCCTATGAAGGCTTCCCGCGGTTCTACTACAAAAAAGAAGTGGAAATGGAAACCGATGACGGTACAGTCTGCGGTCTGGTGTACATCATGCGCGAAGACCGGCGGTTCGGCATCCCGGAAGACTGGTACTACCAGAACATGGAGCAGGAGTACCGCAAATTCGGTTTCGACCTGTCCGTCCTGCGGGCCGGTCTGCGGCACAGCCGGGAACGGATGGAAGGGACGCGGGTGCGGCTTATCGCCATGGATGACAGGCAGGCACCGTCCAGGGGAACTGAAGGCACCGTCCAGTTCGTCGATGATGCCGGAACCATCCATGTACAGTGGGATACGGGCAGCAGTCTTGGGCTGGTACCCGGAGCCGATGAATGGGAAGTCATCGAATAAGATGCATAAATATCGGATGAATGACTTGCTATTATGTGCGTTCAGAGTGATATATATACATGACAAAGGGGATAAGCCCTAGAGGAAAAGCACACGAAAGCGAGGATTTTACCATGACAAACATCTATGCACTCCGCAACCATTTCGAACTCCGCGAATACCAAACAGCCATAACAAGGGCTGATTTTGAAGCCCATTTCAAGGCTACCAAGGAAAAAATGACCTTCACTTTTGGCGGATGGGATGGCGAAAGCTACGATGGCGAAAGCCGCACGGCAAGGGTTTACCGGACTGATATAAAAGGCTACGAAGATGCCCGGTTCATCAAAGTCGGCAAGGGGTTTCATTATATCGAGGAAGACCGCCAGGTGCTTGAAAAAGCAACCGGGGCAACCCATCCAAGCGCCGGATGGCTGGTCGATGTCCTGAAAAGCACGAAGTAAGGGAATCCTGAAGACGGGGCTGCAAGGCCCTGTTCTTTGCCATAAAATAAAATGCATAAATTTTCTTTAGAAATGGTAAAAGAAAATCTGGGAAGGCTGCAGCCGCGGCCTTCTCTGCCGTACAGCCCGCAAGGGCTTTTTTTATTGGGAGGTGAGCGCCATTGGCTGTACGAGGAAGAAAACCGAAGCCGACGGCGCTCAAGGTGCTGGAAGGCAATCCCGGCCATCGTCCCCTCAATAAGAAGGAACCCATGCCAAAGGGACGGCTCCCTCGCTGCCCGGACTGGCTGGAGGATGATGCCAAGAAAGAATGGAAGCGGCTGGGGAAAGTCCTCGCTGAGATGGGGATGCTGACCCATCTGGATATGATGGCCTTTGCCGGATACTGCCAGGCGTATGCCCGGTGGAAAGGGGCCGAAGAGTTCATCACCCAGCATGGGGATATGGTGCGGACGCCGAACGGGTACCTGCAGCAGGTGCCGCAGGTATCCATTGCTCAGACGAACCTCAAGATTATGCTGAAGTTCTGTGAGCAGTTCGGTCTGACCCCGTCTGCCCGGAGCCGCAAGATCGGGGAAGAAAACGGGGCAGAAACAGAAACGGATGAAATGGAACTGCTGCTAAGGGGGTGACAAGTTTGGCGTTTGTATATAAGCCGTCAGCGTTCATGCTGCCGGATTCCCGTTATGATGAAGAAAAGGCTGACCGTGCCGTCGCTTTCATCGAGCATCTCTGTCATACCAAAGGAAAATGGGCCGGGAAGCCTTTCCTCTTATTGCCCTGGCAGGAACAGATTGTGCGTGACCTGTTCGGCATCGTCAAGAAAAACGGGAAGCGGCAGTTCCTGACGGCCTATATAGAGATTCCAAAGAAGAACGGGAAAAGCGAGCTGGCTGCAGCCATCGCCCTGTACCTTCTTTATGCCGATAATGAACCGAGTGCCGAAGTGTATGGTGCGGCTTGTGACCGCAATCAGGCATCCATCGTCTTTGATGTGGCACGGCAGATGGTCGAGATGAGTCCGGCCCTGATGCGCCGTTCCAAGATACGGTCGGCCGGGAAGCGGATCATCAACTACCGCAATGCCGGGTTCTATCAGGTATTGTCAGCGGAAACAGGAACCAAGCACGGACTCAATGTGTCCGGCCTGGTCTTTGATGAAATCCATGCCCAGCCGAACCGGAAACTCTACGATGTCCTGACCAAAGGCTCTGGTGATGCAAGGGAGCAGCCGCTCTTTTTCATCATCACTACGGCGGGCAATGACAAGAACAGCATCTGTTACGAACTGCATACCAAGGCCCTGGACCTGATGGCGGGCCGGAAGAAGGATGCCACCTTTTACCCGGTGGTCTATGGGCTGAAACCTGAGGAAGACTGGACGGACGAAGCGAACTGGTACAAGGCGAACCCGTCCCTGGGCCATACCATACAAATCGACCGCGTCCGGGAAGCGTATCGGACTGCCGTCGAAAATCCGGCGGAAGAGAATGTCTTCAAGCAGCTCCGGCTCAATATCTGGACTTCGGCCAGCATCCGCTGGATACCGGAACAGGTCTACGACAAGGGGAATCTTCCCATTGACCGGGATTCTCTGCGGGGACGGATGTGCTGCGGCGGGCTGGATTTGTCCAGCACGTCGGATATCACGGCCCTGGTCCTGGCTTTCCCGCCACGAAGCGAGGATGAGAAATACATCCTGCTTCCTTTCTTCTGGCTGCCGGAAGACACGCTGGAAGTGCGGTGCCGCCGGGATCATGTCCTTTACGATGTCTGGAAAAAACAGGGATTCATCCAGACGACAGAAGGGAACGTCATCCATTATGGTTTCATCGAGAAGTTCATCGAAAAGCTGGGTGAAACATACCATATACGGGAAATCGCTTACGACAGGTGGAACGCCACCCAGATGGTGCAGAACCTGGAAGACATGGGCTTTACCATGGTGCCTTTCGGCCAGGGATTCAAGGATATGTCACCGCCGTCGAAGGAGCTGTTCAAGCTCCTGATGGAAGGGAACATCGTCCATGGCGGCAATCCTGTTCTCAAATGGATGGCTGGCAACGTGGTCATGCGGCAGGACCCGGCGGGAAACATCAAGCCGGATAAAGAAAAATCCGTCGAAAAAATCGACGGAATCGTGGCGTCTATCATGGCACTGGACCGCTGCATCCGCAACGGGATAGGCAGCGGCAGTGTCTATGACGAACGGGGTGT